GTCGTTGCGGAGCGTGGTCGGGGTGGGTGAGCGCTCCGCCCCTGGGCGGGTAGCTGGGCACCTGCCGGGGCGCGAGGCCTGGGCGAGCTCGTCGGGTCGGGTGGTCGTCCTGGGAGGGGCCGGGTGGTCCGCGCGCTCTGGTGGCTCCCTGGGCGAGGTTCCAGGCTGGGGAGCGGTGCGGCGGCGGGCCGGGCGCGGCCGGGCGAGGGCTCGGGGCGGCGTCGCTTTCCGCCACGCCCGGCGGGCGGGATCGAGACAGGTTGGCGCGGTCCGGCGGGCCCCGCGAGGTCGCCGGGCGCGCAACTACCGGGGACGGTTAGTGGTGACGTCGTCACCACGAATGGCACGCCGCTGGCACCTGCTGCGGAGCATGACGACGACGAGCGAGACGAGCGAGACGAGCGAGACGAGCGAGACGAGCGGCGCGACCACCCACCCGGCCGCGCGCGGCGTGAGGACGCGGCGGGTGATGCCCGTGCTCCGCCACTGCGGGTGCCCGGTCGTGGTGAGGGCCAGCGGCGGAGGCTTCGCCGCGCACAAGCTCCAGCGCATGAGCCTGGCGGGGCTGCACCTGTCGCCCGTGCGGCCGGGGCCCGTGGTCGCGGCGCGCGCGGCGTGGGCGACCCGCCAGGCGGTCCCCGTGGTCGCGGGCGCGCCCGAGGCGCGGGCCCAGGACGGCGCGCCGGACGCGTGGGCGTTCGAGGTCCGCGCGGCCCGGTCGAGCGAGCGCGCGTGGGGCCTGGCGAGCCTGGCGATCCTGGTGGCCGTGGTCCTGGCGGCGCTGCGCGCGACCTCCATGATCTAGCGCAGACGATTTCCGGTTGACACCGTCACCACGAATTGCTACCTTCTGACTCAGCAGACGAGAGCGGCGACCACTGACTCGCCGCGCCGCAGCCGGAACCGCCCGGTCGAGCCTGGGTTGAACGCCAGGCCGGCGCACCAAGCAACCCGCTCCCTGACAACTGAAGACCACGTGACTCGAGCACGACCCGCCTGCGGCGGAGCGCACCATGCGCCTCCGTCCCCGGCCGAGAGGCGCGACCCTGGTTAACCCAGCGGCGCGGCGGGGTGTGCGAGGTCAGCGAACGTGAGGACCGCAGCCCCGACCGCCGCGAACCGTCGGGGCTCGCTCCAGAAAGACTCAGACCACGATGACTAGCAACCGTCGTGCTCTGCAGCGAACGCAACGGATAACCCGTAACCTGAGGCGACGACCAGACCAAAGACGCGCGTGCGGCGAGGAGCCGCGAGGCCAAGCGTGCACGCGAGGTCACACAGGCTAACCGGGGACAGAGATGGGCGAAGCCTCGCGAGAGGTCAAAGCTCGGACCATCCGTTGCGCTCGCTACAGCGCACGCACCGTTAACGCTAGCTAGGAGATTAACTCATGCTGAATGACAACCGCATGCGGTGTGACAGCTGCACCTTAGCAACCATCAATGATGCAGTGTGCCACGAGCACGGATGCCGCAACTCACGCTCACGTTGGGACAAATCAGAGCAGCGTTGGATCAAACAGCGCGAGTGTCGTGAATGCGGCTACCAGATCGACGCTAACGACCCATGTTGCAAGGAGGATTAGCCATGCACCTCGACGAAAACAACGAGCTCACCTGCACTCACTCGATCGCGGAGTGCGCGACCGCCGTCGCCGCGGAGGCGCGGCGCCACGGCGCGGACTACGTGGTCCTCACCTGGGACTACGTGGGTCCCGCGGTGGTCCGGCCCTACCAGGTCGAAGACGTGGCTGGCCCGACCGCCGCGATCGCGGCTGGGCTCGCCGCTAACGACCCGTTCCAGAACGGTGAGTGGACCACCCTCCCCGCCTGGTACGTCGAACGCGAGCTCACCTACCGAGGCTTCTGATGAAGCGTCTAGTAGAGCGCACGCGCCACGGTTGGTTTTACCGTGTCGGTAGTGACCGACCGTGGATCGGGCCATTCGTGACGGAGCACGTCGCGTACCGCGTTGGAGACCCCGTCACTCAGCAACCTTGGAAAGTCAAGCCATGACGATCACCGTGCACGCTTCCCCGACCATCCTGATGTGCGTCGGGATCGCGATCCTCTTGCTCCTCGTCGTCGGCGTTCGTCGCCGGCGCTGACGCCTCGACCATCAACCCAGAAGGAGATCACCCTCATGAACACCCTGTCCAAGTCCGCCGAGTGGATCGCCACCCGAGGCATGCTCGCCGCGTTCGGCGCGCTGGTCTTCTCGTTGCTCGCCCAGTGCGGTGGGCGATGAAGTCCAAGATCCCTGATGACAGACGCTCACGTCTGACACACGACGATCTTTCTGCGACCGTGCACTTCGATGGCCGGACGCTTGCGTACCGCGATGAGCATATCCGAGGGTGGCGAATGTCACCCACGGGCGACGAGATCATGGATCGCGCCACGAACCACGCGATCAGCGGCAACTCGGACAACATCTCAGCTAGTGAGTTGCGCCGCGCCATCGCCAACAATCTTGAGTAACGGACAACACCGATGGTCGCGTGACCCGTCGAGCCACCCGATGGCATGATGCATCGGACGGCTCGCCAGACCACGCGAACAACACAACATGATCAGAATGGAGTTGATGAAAATGTCGACACAGCCCGTTTGGGAGCTAGTTTACGCGACCGACTACAGCGTGCTGCGCCGCGACACGACGGGCGTGTACCCGCCCGAGCTCACGATCGCGCAGACTTACGACGACGTCGACGAAGACGACGTCGAAGCGACCGCGGCGGAGGTCTACCGTTTCCCGCTCGAACGGTGCTGGCGCGTCACGGTCGAGAACGACGACGGGACCAGCACCGTGCACGTCGTCGACATGAATCCGGCCCGCGAGTCCGAGCTGCCGCACCCTGTGCACACATACAAGCCGTGGTACGCGAAACACCTCAACAGCATCGCCGACAGTGAAGGAATAACTGTCAGCGAACTCACCGACATGCTGTGCAGCGACGATCCGCGAGAGCTGGCCAGCGCGCACGAAGCGATCGGCGGAGTCTACGGATTCGCCAACTTCGACGGCTACCCACAAGAGTGGACCGCGAGCGAGTTCGCCGCGTGGCCAGAGCGCGGAGTCAAGCTGTCGACCAACGAGCGTGACGAGTTCACGAGAGGTTACATCTCGTGCGCGCTGTGGTGTGGCGTCATGACCTACAAGCACGACGACGACTGCCCGTGCCACAAGCCAGCCGTCAACGACGACGCGTACGATCCCGACACATGCACGTGCGAAGCAGAGATGGTGAACTCTAGCGGCAAGCACGACGAATCAAAGCTCACCAGCGAAGCGCACGAACAGCTGACCAGCGAAGCGCGCGAGTTCTACGCGACGCACGCGGCGGACCTCCGCGCCTCGACGCTTGACATGGAGCAGGGTGGGCATGACTTCTGGCTCACCAGGAACCATCATGGTGCAGGCTTCTGGGACCGTAAGAGTCGCGGCGAGGTCGCAGACGCGGCGCTCGACCGCCTGACCGAGGCGTCGCACGCGTATGGCGAGCAGTCCCTGATCTTGGACCACACCATGAAAGTGAGCGTGCTGTGAGCGCTTTCGTCGCGGCGTTCGAGCGCGGTACCAGCGGTAAGCGCGGCGTGTCGACGGGAGAGTGCCCCGGGTGCGAGCGCTGCGCCGAGCAGCACGACATGTCACCTGCCGAGCACGAGCGCGCATGGCGCGCGGGCAAGGTCGACAGCGAGGGCTCGTTCTCGTGGCGCCCGTGCGGCATCTGCGGAACCACGTTGGGCGGGTATCGCCACGCGTGGCACTGGATCAGTGGAGGCGACGAGAGCGGCAAGGGTGGCGAGATCATGCACGAGGTCGACGCGTGCACGGACTGCGTGCTGTTCGCCGCGAACGGCGACGAACCGGAGTCCTGGCATGCGTGACGATAGGCCGTGTTGTCCTCGGTGCGGGTGCCCGGCGCGCTACGTGCTTGCGCCAGCGCTCATCCGGTTCGAGCTCAACCTCGACGGCAGCGAGCGCCGCGTATTGTCGGCGCGCGACGTCAAGCGCGGTGCCACCGACTTGTACGAATGCGGAGCACGCCACACGTGGCCTAGCGATCCCGGTCCGCTCGACCTCGACGAAGACCGAGACGTCAACAGATAGAGGGTCGCGTGACCCGTCGAGCCATCCGAAGTGCGCTACCTCGGATGGCTCGCCAGACCGCGCGAACAACACACCATAACCAGATTGGAGCGGATGAACATGAAGGCAGAGACCATGGCAGCGGCGTTCGTGAGCTGCAAGACGGCTCACACGAACAGCCTCGACAGAGGTAACGGTGAGTGGGTGACGCGCTGGCGTCTGCGCCTCACGCGGCTCGTGGAGCTCATCCCGAACGGGAGCGGCATCGATCGCGGTCCGCGAGGTCTCGAAGATATCGAGATCACGCCGGACGCGATCCGCTTCAACGTCGGTTACCACCATATGAACGACGTCGGCTACTACGACGGCTGGACGGACCACGACGTGACTGTTCGGCCCGCGTTCGACGGCGTGACCATCCGGATCTCTGGGCGCGACCGCAACGAGGTCAAGGATCTGCTCCAAGAGACCATGCACCACGCGTTCACGCGGCACGTATCGTGGGACGAGCCGGCGCAGCGCTGGATCGTGAGCGAGGACTGACGTGTCCAGCAACCTCGCGCTCATCTCGCACGACGACGAGTTCACGCTCGTGCAGACGCCGACCACCGTTACCGACCGCGCGCTCGCGGTAGCCGGCAACGTCGACGCCGCAGTCGCGGTCTATGAGCGCTACCTCCGCGACGAGCGGGTGTGGGAGCACGACGCCGACGGCGCGTGTTGGTGCTGGGCATGCTGGATGAGCTACGCGCCCGGGTGGAGTTGGGACCCCGTGACTCGCCACGTCGCCATGGTCAACGCGTTCGTCGCGTTCGCGCCGGGCGCCCGGTTCTACCGCACGTGAGGGCTCGTGATGCCCGTCGGCCGCGCGAGCGCACCACTCGCGCGCCGCTGGACACCATGACTAGGAGCGGAACCATGATGGCAGCAAGAGAACCTGTCACCAACTGGAAAAACTGGCGAGACATCGTCGCGAGCGAAACCGTGGTTTGCGACCTCCACAAGTACAAGTCCAAGACGGTCGTCTCGTGGGATCGACCGAAGTACGCGGCGCACGACCAGCCAGCGCCGATGGTCTTGTCGTCATACATGCGGCTCGACGGCAAGACTCGCAACGTCAACCTAGACATCACGTTGACCGCGCAAGCCGTCGCAGCGATCCGCGCCAACACGATCCACATCGACCGAGACACCATCAACATCAAGTGCATCGTGTGGGACGACGGCCGAGCGCTCGTGCTCGCCCAGCACAGCCAGATCCTCGGAGACGTCTGGCTCGCGAAGATCGACGCGAGCACCATCCCAACGTTCCCGGTACGGTACGAAGTGCGGAGCGATGAAGGCTTGGAGGGCGTGTTCGAGAGCAAAGAAGCAGCTGACAAGCACGTCGAATCTCTGCGCGAGATCGGCGCGCGTAACCTCACAGTAGACGAGGAGTAGCCGATGCTTACTGCAAGCGATGTCAGGGAGTTCAACGCGTACCTGCGCAACTGCACCGACGCACAAGTCATCGGTGTGCTCGAGAAAGAGCGGAGCGCTAACCGCGACGAGTACGTCGCGCTCGCTGAGGCTGAGGCCGCGCGGCGCGGACTCGACGCGCAGCCATGAAGCGCAAGGTGTACATCGCGATCACGGGGCCGCGCGACGAAGCGGGGCGTGCGCCGTTCACCATGTTTTGGCTCGACACCGACGGACCATGGCACACCGAGCAAGGTGCCGACGGTAAGCCTGTCGGCTACCGCCGCGCGCAATGCTTTCGTGCTGTACCCGAAGACTACGTCGCTCTCGGCGCGGTCGTGGTCGACACCGAAGCCGGCGCCGAGAGGCTCGGGCACGCGCATCCCGACATGAGCGAGCCCATTTGCGTCCTGCGGTGTTGCTGCTGTGACGAACGAACGCGCGGCCGGCAGTGGCGCGACCGAGACACCGGCTACGGCATCTGCAAACCGTGCGTCAAATGGATGCGGGACGCGCACGCCGTCGACCCGAAGCGCGGCGAGAGCGACGACAGCGTCCGCCGGCTGTTCGGGATCGAGGGCGTTCACTGGAACGTCGAGGAGTAGCATCATGCAATAATGAGGTAGTGGTGTGCGGGTTCCTGTTGACAACGTCAACATGAAGCCTCATGCTCCTACCCACAAACCTGCCTGAGGATCCCCTGATGACGACGAGTGAGAAATTCCGCCGGTCCAGCCAACCTGGCAGCGTCCCGGAAACGGCCGGGCTCAGCGACGATGATCTCGTCATCGTGATAATCTCGCGCGAGGCCGTCAACGCCGAGATCGCGAGAGACACCACTATGTATCAGACCGGACCGAGACGCCGCGCGATACTCGCTCGGCGTCACGTCGAACTCAAGGTTCGAGCGCGGGTGCTAGACCACCGACGGACCGAAGCCAAGTTGTGCAAGCTGTTCGCGGATATCCGCGACGAAGAACGGAGACACGGACCATGAACGCCAGCCAAGTCAACTCGGACATCAGCGCGCTCCTGCGCGCGCGTCACACCCTGCTCTGGATCTCGTCTCGAGAAGAGGTGCGCGTCGAGCGCGCGCTGATCGACGCGTGCGGATCCGCATCGTACATCGTACGCTACTGGGACTGTGTCAGTGGGGTCACCGACGCAAAAGGCGTGGTGGTGGACCCCGCGGCGGACCCGGGACTCGCGCTCCAGTGGATCCGTGGTCGCAAGGGCGAACGCTGCGTGTACGTGATGCGCGACCTGCACAAGTGGTTCGACCCGATCATCCTGCGCTCGCTGCGGAACCTCGCGCGCGACCTGCAGAGCGCGCTCCCCAAGGACGCCCGCACCATCGTGGTGCTCACGCCGAGCGGCGAGGTCCCGCCCGAGCTCTCCGGCGCGACCGTCATTGACTACCCGCTCCCCGACCGCGGCGACGTCGCGCGCATCCTCGACGACACGGTCGACGCGCTCTCCGACAGCGTGCGCGCCGGCGCCGTGCCGCCGGGCACCCGCGACCAGGCGATCGACAGCGCCATCGGCCTCACGGCCGAGGAGATCAGCAACTGCTACGCGAGATCGCTCGTCACCACGAAGACGATCGACCCCGTGCTCGTCGCGAGCGAGAAGCGGCGGGTCATCGCCCGGGAGCGCGTCCTCACGTGGCACGACCCGGACCCGCGCGGGTTGGACGCCGTCGGCGGACTCGACGTCCTCAAGGCGTGGCTCACCGCGCGGCGCTCCGCCTTCACCCCGGAAGCGCGGGCGTTCGGTCTGCCCGCACCCAAAGGCGCGATGCTGGTCGGGGTGCCTGGGTGCGGGAAGTCCCTCACCGCGAAGGCCGTGGCGAGCGCGTGGCAGATGCCGCTCCTCCGCCTCGACATGGGCGCGCTGCGCTCCAAGTACGTCGGCGACTCGGAGGCCAACATCCGCAAGGCGCTGCGCGTGGCGGAGGCCGTCAGCCCGTGCATCCTGTGGGCGGACGAGATCGAAAAGTCCCTCGCGGGTGCGGGCGGGCCGGCCGGAGATGGCGGCGTCGCTGCCGACGCGCTCGGCACGCTCCTCTCCTGGATGCAGGAGCGGGAAGGCTCGGTGTTCGTTATCGCGACCGCGAACGACGTGCGCGGCTTGCCTCCGGAGCTCCTCCGCAAGGGCCGCTTCGACGAGCTGTTCTGGGTCGACCTGCCGACGACAGCGGAGCGGCGCCAGATCATCTCGACCACGCTCCGGCAGTACGGGCGCGACCCGGGCGCCCACGTCGAAGAGGTCGCGCGGGTCACCGAGGGGTTCACGGGCGCCGAGATCGCCGCGATCGTACCGGACGCGCTGTTCGCAGCGTTCGAAGACGGGCGCCGACCGATCACGACGGACGACTTGGTCAACGCAGCAGCGACCGTCACGCCGCTGGCGAAGACTGCGCGCGAGCGCCTCGACGCTCTGCGCGACTGGGCGAAGGGCCGAGCGCGCCACGCGAGCACGCCCGAGAGCGTAGCGGACGCCCAGGTCCGGACGCTCGACCTGTAACCACCTCCGATCTAGCTTCTAGCCGCTTCCCCACCGCTCCCTGCGGTCGCGGGCCCCTTTGAGACCTCGCCGCGTTGGCGAGGGAGCGACAAGAACACGCCGCGAGTCGCGGCAGAAAGATCTCCTTCCGATGGTCACGATCACCAACCTCACCCCGCACCCTGTCACCATCATCCGCCGCTGCCCCGACCCGAACGGTCCGCCCGATGCGATCGTCGAGCAGAGGACCGAGTACCCAGCCTGCGCGCCGGGCGAGCTGTCGCGCGCCACGGAGGCGCACGAACGCGGCGACATGTGCTTGACCGACGCCGCGTCAGACGGCCAGGGCGGGTACGAAACCGCGTGCGCGCTCGACCGTACCGGGCTCATCGACTGGACCGGGTACGTCGGCGTCGCCGGCTTGCCCAACTTCGTTCCGGGCGACCGCATGTTCGGAGTCGGCACGTTCTACATCGTCTCGATCGTCACCGTCCTCGGCGCGCTCGCCGCCGGCCGCGGCGTCGAGGACCTGCTCGTGCCGAGCGGGCAGGTGCGCGACGCGTCGGGCCGCGTCATCGGCGCTACCGGGCTCGCGCCGGCGAGCGCGCTGTTCTCGCCGATGTACCGCGCGGTGACCGCGCCGTACCGCGCGCAGGTCGCGAAAGCGCTGGCTCAGCGCAACGAGCTCGCGCACATCATCCGTCACGACGCGTCACCGGGACTGCTCCCATCGTGGGCTGACGGCATCTGACCAAATCACTAACCTCTCCCCCAACCAAAAAGAAAACACATCCAATGACGTCATTCGCACTCTCTCACCTCACGATGCCCGCCGCGCTCGCCGCCGCGGATCCTCTCATCAGCGACCCTCTCGCGACCGAGCGTCACCTGGACGAGGCCATCTGGGCCGGGAACCCGAACAACCCGGATCAGGTGACGTGGCTCGCGCATTTCCGGCGCCGAGCCCGCCTCGCGGCGCAGATGCCCGAGGTGCGCAGCAACGCGACCGTGGACCCCGCCGCGCACGCCGCTTGGCTCGCGGCCGAGGGCTGGGAAGCGCAGATCTCGCAAGGCTCGCCGGCAGACATCTTCCTGGCAGCGACCCTGAACATCGCCGCCCGCTGGATGGATCCGGGGCGCGCGTACCTGGATCGCGACGGCATCCACCGCGCGGTCCTCAAGAACTTGCTGGGTACGGGCTGGCGGTCGGAGATGGTCGTCACCGTCCACACGAAGACGAAGTACACGTTCCTCTTCCAGCAGACGGCCGACAAGCCGGTCACCCGCGGAGACCTCTGTCGCCGCGCCGCAGCTATGGCGACGCCTCCGACGTCGGCGTACGCCGCGGAGAAGGTGCACCTGGACTTCCCGATGATCGACCTCCGCGTGCGCGACGGGTCCTCGTACATGCTCGGGATGCGGCGGGGTGACCACGTGGTCACGCAGGCATGCGAGCAGCTCCGCCTGGAGATGAACGAGCTCGGAGGTCGCGCCAGCGCGGCGGCAGAGGTCGCCGTGACGCGAGGATTCGACAACACGCCCGTGGTCAAGATCGACGGCCCATTCGTCGTCGCGGTCGTCAACCACACCGCGCCCGCGCTGGACCGGGTCATGTTCGCGGCGTTCTGCGACGTCGACAGCTGGAAGCGGCCGGACCCGAGCCGGATCTGACTTGCCTCGAGCTGTAGGGCGCTGCGCCCATCGGAGCCGCGAGCGGCGAGCTCGCGGTCTGCCGGACGCAACACCACGAAGGAAACCTCATGCCTCGCACCGACTACGCGTTCTTGCGGCGCCTCACGCTGCTCCCTGCGCGGGCCACCCGCGTGCTGCCCGGCCAGACCGTCGTGGTCGTCGACGTCGCCGCGATGGGCCCGCGCCGCGTGTGGCCAGGCACCGACGACATCCACCCTATGGCGTGGGAGTCCATGCCGCTCGTACCCATCTCAGCGGCAGACACCGAACACACTGTCGCAGAAGACGAGTATTGGACCACGCGAATGCGCGGCGCGGCCGAAGGTCGGGTCATGTTTGCGCTGGTCGACGACGACGGTCGACGCTACGTGAGCATGACCGAGCACGTCTAATTCGAGTTGACAACGTCAACGTTAAGGAGCACAAAAGGAACCATGTCCAACGCCAGCACCATCCGCCCCGGCCTGCTCGTCTCGGTCAAGTCGACCGTGGTGGGAGGCGTGAGCTACCAACGCATCGACCTCGACACGGACCTGCCTCCCGAGGAGGGCAAGGAGGTCACGCGGTGGGAGACCCGCCGCGTGATCGAGGACAAGCCCGAGCACGAGCGCGCCGTGAAGGTGCGCGGGAAGGCGCTGGCCGAGATCCGCAAGGTGTGCTCGGACACGTCGTTCGGCCTGCTCTGCCCCGCCGACCAGGAGGGCGCGCTCGACGCGGCCATCGCGACGGCCCGACGCATGGCCGAGGAGCACAACGAGAGCGCGACCCACACGCGCGTCGGCATCTACGCGCTCAAGGGGCGGGTGGCGTCCGACGACGCGGAGGCCGCGCGCGCCATCACGCAGGAGATCGGCCAGCTCGTCCAGCAGATGGACGCCGGGATCAAGGCGTTCGACCCGGACGCCATCCGCAAGGCGGCGAACCGGGCGCGCGAGATGAGCGGCATGCTCAGCGACGAGCGCCGCACGAAGATCGACGCGGCCATCGAGCAGGCGCGCAAGGCGGCGCGCACGATCGTGAAACGCATCGAGAAGGAGGGCGAGACCCGGGAGACCGTGCTCCTCGACATCCAGCGCGGACAGATCGAGAGCGCGCGGATCGCGTTCCTCGACCTGGACGGCGAGGCCGCCGCGCCCGCCGAGGCGACGCCCACCATCGACCGCCAGCGCTTCGCCAACGTCGATTTCGAGGTCATGGAGGACGGGATGGGCGGCGAGGAGCGCATCGCGATCCCGGCGCGCCCGCTGGACCTCGGGTAGCCATCCGCGCAGTCACAACCCGCAACCACCTCAACGAGGAGCGATCTCATGCCCTGCGACACCAAACTCAAGAGCGGCGAGACGTTGCTCTCCCGCAACGAGAAGATCAAGAAAGCGCTCTCGCGACTCGAGGCCGCGCTCACCGCGGGGCGCGCCCGCGTCCGCATCGCCCCGAACGGGGCGGTGGCGTTCGAGGGCTGGCGGTCCGAGGACCGCGACGACGTCACCGACGTCTGCGCGTACCGCACGCTCGCGGCGCAGGGCAGCCCGGCGCTCCGCCAAGCGGTCGCGCGCGCGGAGGCCCAGCAGGGCCTCAAGGTCAACCCGCGAGCCGTCGCCGCCGGCCACCACAGCCATGATGGAGGAAAAACTTGGGGGCCTGGTCACAGGTAGAAGACCATCAGCGGTCGCCTGGAGCGTGGGTGGACCGCGCGCGAAGCGTTGACCACGAAACCAGTCCGCACACGCAACTACGCTCGAAAGGGGTAAGTGACATGACCAACAAGAACGACGTGCGCATCAAGCCCGGCACCTACCGGATCGTCGCCGACGTGGCCAACCCGTGCCCCGACCGCCGCGAGCGCTACGACTGGCGGAAACTCGCCGTGTGGCGGGCCGGGACGGAGTTCATCGTGCGCGACCAGAGCCTCAACCCCGACAACGACCCGATCGACGCGGGGTTGAGCCCGGAGGCGGCGACCAGGGTCCGGGCCGCCCGGACGTACACGGTGGTCGAGCTCGTCGGCGACCGCTACCCCGGCCTGCACCAGATCGGCCCAGGCCACGACGAGCAGTACGCGGTGCTCGCCGCCGCGCTCGTCCCGACCGAGGAGTCGGCCAACCAGTTCATGACGCGCATCGACTGCCACGACCACTTCGCGCGCTGGCTCCTCGACGAGAACGTGTTCACGCGTGGCCAGCTCGAGGAGCTGTGGCGCCGCTTCGAGTACGGCGACGAGTCGGCCAACTCGACAACCACCACTGACAAGGAGTGACCGTGTATAAGTTCACCGACGACCAAGTCCTCTTGATGTGCCAGGCGTCTGTGACCTGGGAAGCTTACCTGAAAGTCGCGGCGGCTGAGCGAAACATCATCTTGTCGCCGCACGACACGTCATATCAAATGGCGATGGCGCTGCGGACGCACTGCCTGACGTTCGCCAGCGTCGGGCTGACGTCCGATGATGCGCGGTTCGTTCGGGAGACGAAGGCGCACGCCGAGGACGTCCTGGCGAGGTTCCAGCGCGACGGCTTGTGCACGATCGACGGCGCGGCGGGTGAGCTCGAGGACGCGAAGCGCGCCGTGAAGCTGATCGCCATCATCAAGACGCTCCAAGACCTGATCAGGTCCTCGAAGTGAGGACGTTCGCCGAGCGCGAGGTGTTCGCGCCGAGCGAGGTCAGGATCTGGCGGCGAGCCCGCGCCGCCGTCGCGATGGTCCGCTTCGACGGCTGCCGGAGCCACGAGCTGGCGCGGGCCGTGCTCGTCGTGCTGTCGGCGCGGAAGCCGACCACCCGGGCGATGTCCGTCGAGGACGGTCGGGTCGGCGCGGTCGACCACAGCTGGATCCGGTTCCAGAAGACGGGCGACGTGCTCGACGTCTGCCGCCCCGGCACTCTCCCCGGCGTGCTCCTCGTCGACGCCGCGGTCGCCCAGCACTACGAGGTCGGGCTGTGGTCATGCCGGACCGACATCAGGGACGACGCCGTCAAGCGCCTGATCATGGAGATGACCGTCTAACTCGCAACGGAGACGACATGCCCGCCATCCTGTTCACAGCCGCAGAGCTCATCACCCCGATCGTCGTCAAGATGCAAGAGCTCAGCGCCCGCATCCTGCGCCTGTCGGACCTCCAGCAGGCGCCGCTCAACCCCGGCGAGTCGCCGGACGCCAGGCGTCACGAGATCGCAAAGCTCGGCAAGAGCCTCGCCGAGGTGTTCCAGGAGTACAACTTCCTCATGGAGAAGTGGGCGGCGTCCGTCGGCGACAACCACGAAGCACCGAGCCCGACGAACCCGCCCGCCGGAGGCAACTAAGTCATGACGAACCGAGAATTCGACGCCCTGGTCATGGGTTTCAGCGCCGGTGCGCCGGTCTTCCTGTGGCTCGGCTACAGGATCGGCGCCGCGGCGGAGCGCTGGCGGTCCCGGCGCGGCGCGAAGCGCCGCGCGGTAGCCGAGACGCTGCCGGGACAAGACGCGCGCGCCGTCCTGCAGCGGGCCCCGCGCAGGGCCGAGAAGCCGCGCCTCGTCCCGTTGACCGGGCGCGTAGCGGCGCCCGACCTCACTGACCGTCATGGGTCCTCGCGCGAGGCCAGCGAGCCGCGCGTCGTCCCGCTGAAGCGGATGCCGATCCCAGTCATCGTCGACGACCATCTCAACCTGATCCGGCGCGGGACGCCTCCCGCCGCGAGCCCTCAACCGACGGCCAGCGAAGCCGCCGGCGCGGTCGAGGAATGGTGCACCGCGTGGCCGGAAGACGACCACCTCGATCGCGTCCGCGAGCTCAACGGCGACCGCGCGGACGCGATCGCGGCGCTCTCCGCCGCCGGGTACAAGCGGGTCGCCGCGGTCGTCGCCGTCGACGCGTGCACCGAGCAGGAGCGCGCGGGCGGCCTGGAGTCCTGGATCGCGGCGGCGCTGCGCCGCGTGGCTACCACGAAGTAGTTTCTGTTGACATTGTCACCCGCAAGAAGGTAGGGTTGCCCGTCATGAGGCACGTCCTGCTGTTCATCCCTCGCCTGGTGTGCGCGATCACCTGCGTGAGCGTCATCATGATCGCGGCGCCCGTGCTGTTGGTGCTCGGCGAGCGCCGAGCGAAGGAGACCCTGTGACCTGCAAGTTCTGCGAGAACCCCGAGTGTTGCGACGACGACTGCCGCGCATACGCGCTGCTGACCGACTACACTCGCCCGACGGCGGAAGATCTCCGGCGCGCCGGTCGCGAGCAGTTCTCCGCAACGATGACGAGCGTGCGAGACGACATAACCAAAGAGCTCGACACCGCGAAGGTCCCTCGCACCGACACCGAGCGCGACGGCGTCGGCTACAACGACGAGCTCAACCTGCGCGAGCGGATCCGCTGGCTCGCCGCCGACCGCGACGACCAGGCGCACCAGCTCATCCAAGCTCGCAACCTGATCGCCACCGAGCGGGCTCGAGCAGACGCGGCCGAGAGCCAGCTGGCCGAGCTCCACGTCAAGCTCCGGCAGACCTTCGGCGTCGAGTCGGTGTCGGAGGTCTTCGACAATACCTACACCGCTGCCACGCCATATATGCGATTCGTCGTCACGTCGGATGACACATTCGACAAGTTGAGCGAAGCGCAGTGGAAGGCGGGTCTCTTGGCAGACATCATCGTCAATCCAAAGAGCGGAGCGATCCTCAAGAACAGGTTTGGACCCACCGCGACGGATCTGCAGGTGAAGCTGCATTTGCAGCTCCACGAAGCCGACGCGGCGCGAGCCGACGCCGAGGCGCGCGCGGAGGCGCTCGAGGTGGAGCTCGCGATGCTCGAGGCGCACATCGACAGCCTAGACAACCTCGAGCACGCACTGTTCGACGATCCCGTATCCCAGGATGGAGCGAAGCCATGAACGTGAAAACAATCACCGTCGAGTACCGCGAGGTGTTCGAGTCCGTGACTGATGACGACAACGGGAGAAATGGTCCGTCTGGTGTCTACTACTACACAGCAGAGGGGGCTCTCGAGGCATCTAAACCGGGGACGTGGACTGGCAAAGGATACGACCCCATCACCCGGCAGGCCATCGTCGACAAGACAGGCGCTTACCTACTCACACCGATCTTCATCAACAACACCAACAACGATGCCAAGCGACGTGCTGCGCTCGCCAAGCTCACACTGGAGGAGCGGAATCTCCTCGGCCTGAAGGAGTAGATCATGAGCAAGGACCAGGACATCAGGCCCGCGTCGTTCGACGACTACGTCGGTCAGCGCCCGACGATCGATGTGCTCCGGCGCGCCGTGGTCGCGGCCCGCCACGGCGAGCGCGCGTGCGGCCACGTGCTGCTGGCCGGGATGCCCGGGTGCGGCAAGACCTCGCTCGCCCAGATCCTCGCCTCCGAGATGGGCACGCGGCTCCACGCCGCGGTCGCCACGGCGATCGAGCACAAGGGCGAGCTCACCGGCCTGCTCACCACGCTCGGCCGGCACGACGTGCTGTTCCTGGACGAGATCCACGGCCTCAAGCCGGCGATGCAGGAGCTCCTGTACACGGCGATGGAGGACGGGCACGTCGACCTGTCCGCCGGCAAGCGCACGGTGCGGCTCCCGCTGCAGCCGTTCACCCTGGTCGGCGCGACCACGCGCATGCACCTGCTGACCGGGCCGCTGCGCGACCGCTTCGCCTACACGTTCCAGCTCGGCCACTACTCGGCCGAGGACCTCGCGACCATCGCGCACCGCACGATGGCCAAGCTCGGGGTCCGCCTCCAGCACGCCGGCGAGTCGCAGGCCAGCTGGACGAGGAACGCGAACGACGTCGCCGACGCGATCGGCCGGCGCAGCCGCGGCACGCCGCGCGTCGCGAACCGGCTCGTGCGCAACTGCCGCGACTTCATGGAGTCCGCCGGCGAGCAGGTGCTGACGACCGAGGTCGCGGAGGCGACGTTCGACGCGCTCGGCCTCGACTCGCTCGGGCTCGACGGCAAGGACCGCGAGTACCTCGGCGTCCTGTGCGAGCGGCTCGGCTCGCCGGTTGGCGTCCTCACCATCGCGGCCCAGCTCGGCATAGAGCGCGGCGTGATCGAGGGCGTCATCGAGCCGACGCTCCTCGAGCTCGGGCTCATCTCTCGGACCCAGAAGGGGCGGATCGCGCTGCCCGCCGCAGTCAAGCACCTCCACGCGCACGCCGAGCGGGTCCGCGTCCAACAGCTCGCCGTCGACCCGGAACCGGAGGTGACGTCGTGAAGATCAAGATGACCGACGAGCAGACGGAGCTCGACCTGAAGCGCTGCTACCTGCCGATCGAGATCACTGACACCTGCCCGACGTGCGGTGCGGAAGTCACGAGGCACCTGAGCAGCGATTATCTCAGCTACCCGTGCATCAACACGTCGACCAAGATCTCGATGTACCACCACATCGAACTCCAGGACCGCGACGACGAGCACTCATGGGAAGTGGTGGTCATCCTGCGAGTAACGGCCGAGGCTGAGACCGTCAAGACCGCCGAGCCGCCAGCTGCCGAGGCGATCACGGTTGACATCCCAGCCAACCTCGCTCAGGACGTCGCGTCGGCGCTCGAATCCCAAGCGAACAGGTACAGGATGGACAAGGGTCACGCCGAGGATGGTATCGCCATCCTGAACCGAGACGCGGATCGGCTGGACGCGCTCGCGGAGATCATCATGGGCCTCGTTGCTCGTCACGGAGACACATGACAAAAGATGATCAGCAGGCGCTCAAGCTAATTATCAACAATAACAAGAGTGACGGTGAACCATGAAAATCACCACCAACAACAAGCGTCGCACATCCAAGGAAGAACTCGACCTAATCCGAGCGGCTCCGAATGACCGACACAGCATCAAGTTACTCGCCATCCTGTATGGACAAGCCAAGAGAGGTAGCGAGGACGAGATTCTGTTGTACAGCATCCTGCTGCGCCGCTTCGTCGAAGAAAGCCAAGGAAGATGAAGGTCACCGTCAAGACATTCCTCGCGCTCACGCTACCAGCGCTGTCTGCCTGCACCGCCAACCAGCGCGTCGGTGTGCTCGCGTCAACGACGATGGCGCTCGTCGCGTGCGACGTCGCGCAGACCGTCAAGGCGTCGAACTACGGGCGGTGGGACCTCCACACCGCGGACGGCCACTACTTCCGGGAAGGCAACCCGCTGCTCGGCTCGACGCCGTCGATGCGCGCCCTGATGTTCAAGACGGTGGTGGACGAGTCATCTCTGGTCGTGGCGGCGATGTCGTCGTTGCCGGAGTGGGCGAAGTACACCATCTTCGGCGTGGTCTCAGCCGTCGAGGCGGTCGAGATCGCTGCCAACGCACCGAGGTTCGGGTTCTGCGGCGGGCGGAGCGTCCAATGACATACAGGCCGCCGACGCCGAAGCCGTGCTCGGCCTGCCCGTTCCGCCGCGACTCCATGCCCGGGTGGCTCGGCGCGAGCTCGCCAGAAGGATTCATCGACTGCATGCACCGCGACGAGCCACTGCCGTGCCACAGGACCATCAACTACGAGGACCCGCGCTGGAGCAAGGGGTGGTTCGCGCAGGAGACCGGGTCGATGTGCTCGGGCGCGCTGACGTTCATGGCTAACAAGCTGCAGAAGCCGAGAACCGCGGGCTTCCCGGTCGGGAAGCCCGACAAGGTCAACGTGTTCATGAACTCCATCGAGTTCGTGCGCCACCACCGAGAAGCAGCGGCCCACAGCTGGGACGAGGTCAGCCAGAGCGAGGGAGCGAAGCTGCACCGCGAGATGCTGCGGCGCGCGGCCGAAGTCCAGGGCCAGCCGATCGTCGACTTCAAGGACGCCGACAAGCCGGAGCCGTTCATCCACAAGCAGTACAGGGTGAAGTCGGCGCAGCCGGACGTCGTCAGCGGCGGCAGGTACTGCGGCCACACGATGGACCGGGAGCACGTGTGCCGGCTGGCGGTAGGGCACAAGCTGCACCACACGGACAGGTCGGGCCGACTGCACTGGACCGACAAGTATTGGTGGCACGACACGTTGAAGTGACAAACGCAGGTACCAAATCAATCGGAGATGTCTCAATGTTCAAGTCGATCAGCACACGCACCACGTTCCAGATCATCCTCGTGTCGCTGGCCCTACTGGCCAGCATCGGCGTCGGGGTCACCTACACGACAGTCGCCATGCAGGAGGACGAGATCCTCGCGCGCGGCCGAGCCCTCGCCAAGACCGGCGCGGCCACCTACGGGATCATCCTGCAGCGCGCGGTGGAGACGGGCGTCCTCCGATGGGACGACGTCGCGAAGCCGACGTACACCGAGATCCACTTCACCGTGCCGGTCGCCGAGCCGCGGTACCACTCGACCTTCGACTGGTTCACCGACAGCGCTGGGATCCAACACATCGAGGACTCGATGACGGCGTCGGACCCGCTCCTGCTCTACGCGGTCGGGAACGACCTGACCGGGTACATCCCGACGACCCTGTCCGCGTTCTCGCACCCGCCGACCGGCAAGGTCGAGGTCGACGCGGTCAACGCGAGATCCAAGAGGCGGTTCGAGTCGCCCATGCACAAGCGCGCCGCCGCGTGGACCGGCGACGAGCCGCTCGTCCAGGAGTACAACCGCGACACCGGGCACGTGGCGTGGGACGTCGCGCAGCCGATATGGCTGCGCAACCCCAGCAACAGCGAGGTCGTCCACTGGGGATCGTTCCGGATCGGCATCCGGAAGGACAAGATCGCCGAGGTCCGACGCGACGTCGTCGCCCGCCTCGGGGTCGCGTTCCTGCTGTTCGAGCTCGCGCTGGCCACGACCATGCTCCTCGTCACCCAGCGCCAGCTCCGGCCGCTGCGTCTGCTGGTCAGGCAGGCCGAGGCGGTGAGCCTCGGGGAGAGCGAGGACCCGATCGGCCCTCGCCCGGGAGACGCATCCGAGGTGAGCGACGTCGCCTCCGCCATGCGGCGGATGCAGAACTCCCTCCGCATGGCCATGGCGCAGCTACCGCAGGAGGCGTCTCGCCACCCTACCCAGGCGACGGAGGCGGCCCGGTAGCCCCGGCTCCGCCGGGCGAGAGCGCGGCGTACTTGGAAGCGCTGCGGTACCGCTCGGACGGGATGGGCCTCGTCCCGTACGAGGTGATCGCCAGGCTGACCGACGTGGAGTGGCAGCGGATCCAGAACGTCAGCCGCCCGGCGCTCGAGACCGTCACGGTGTCGAGGACCACGACGCCGGAGATGGACCGGACCGACCTCGACACGCTCGTCGCCAAGGCCAAGCTGAAGGAGTAGCCGACCTCGAACCCGCAACGCCCACGTTCCCGTTGACAATGTCAACGGGAACCTGCAAGCTGACCTCAAAGGAGCATATGTCTAAGCGCGAACGCATCAAGAAGAAGGAGGACGAGGACGGCGGCGAGGAGAAGAGGTCACCCGGGCGCCCGAGGGTCTTGCCCCCGGAGCTGGACAAGCGCCACCAACTGCGGTGCGCGTCGAACGACTTCGAGCTGTGGGTCGAGCACAGCAAGAAGCTCGGCTTCCCGTCCGTGTCCGCCTGGCTCCGGAAGGTGGCCAACGACGCCCTGCCGAGGTCGTCCAGGTGACTGGGATCGCCGCGGGCGACCGGGTGCGCCAGAAGCACAACCGGGCCACCGCCGCCGTGCTCGAGGTCTCTTGCGGCGGCGCGCGCTTGCGATACGACGATGGCGGCCCGTACGGCAAACTTGGTCAGCGCATCGGCGTATGGGAACACCTCATCGACCTGGAGCCTGCATGATCACCACCGACGACGAGCTGCAGCGGGCAGCGTTCCACGCCGGGTACGACGCGGGGTGGGGAGCGAGCAACGAGGGTCACAACTCCGAATACGCGAGCCCACGCTTCACGAGCGAGGCGTACAGCGAGGCTCAGATCGAGGCGTACCGCGAGTGGCGTGAGGAGACCGCGCGCGCCGCCGGCTACAACCCGACCGGGATCGCTGACGCGTCGCTGATCCGGATGACGTCGTCGACCGAGGTCGCCGTCAGCATCCGCGCGGACGACCTGCGCGCAGAGAACGACAAGCTGCGCGAGCTCGTGCGCCGCATCCCGATCTACACGAAGCACGGGCCCGGCGGTACCGGCGACTCTGGACCCTGCTCGACTGACTGCCTGAAGTGCGCGGCCGAGAAGCTGCTCAAGGAGCTGCCGTGAGCAGCAAGATCGGTAGGCCGCCGAAGCCTGGACACGTAGCGCTCGTCAAAAATGTAGCGATATACGACAAGCTCTGCGAAGACGCTGCGGTCGGACGTCAAGCGCGCGTGTCTAACCGAGCTAACGACATAGCTCGCCAGCGTCACCCCGCGCACGCTGACCGATTGCTTGTTCTTGGTCCGTCAGCGGCAGCGTTCATGTTCGAGTGCGCCGACTGTAAAGAGCGAGTTTTCGTAACGATGGTAGAAGCATCACTGTAACGCCTCGTAGCTTTACACAGACAAAATGCTGACCGTTGAGTCTATTACGGATGCGCAGATCCGTGAGTTGCGCAATGAACTACTCAGTGAATCGCGCAACCAGTTCACCTTGGACACGGATGCAACCGGCATGGCTCTGTATGATCTCGATAGGTGTCCTCCCAACCTACGAGAGGACGCCAGAATCCTAAAGGTCATCGCTCGTGAACGCTGCTGCGAGATCATCAATGCTCGGAGTAAGCGTTAACCTCTAAGTGAGGCTCGACACCTTCCGAAGGAACAACCAAATGAGTTTCGAGAGCAACGTCGGTCAACCGCGGACCGAACCCACGGACGACCAGTGCGTGATGGTCGACTTCCACCACCCGGACTGCGAGTGTGCGTCGTGCCTGCTGCACCACGACGTCCAGTGCCTCGAGCCGTACGTCGGCCGCGTGAACGGGGGAGCCGACCGGGTCTGCGGCGCGTGCGCCGTACAGGCGGAGAGCGAGGACTTCACCGTCGAGTACCGCCCGGAGACGCGGTTCGTGATCGTGCACCCGGAGATGGGCGTCTACCTCGGGAGCGCGCTCGGCTTCGGATTCGGGTTCTGGTCCAAGATCCGTACGGACGATCGGGAAGACGCCGTCACGTTCGTGAGCCGCGAGGAGGCCGAGAAGGTGGTGACGTCGTGGGACGACGGCATACCTACAAACTACATCATGTGGCCAGTGCTCCCCGACGGCCCGGACGGGAGGTACGCGTCCGTCGCGGCGTGCGTCGCCGCCGGCCTCGACGCGTGGGGCCCGGCCGCCCCGTCGGTCGCCTGAGTCGCATGGCCTGGTGGCTGGTCTGCGTCTGCCCGCGGTTCGTCGCGCGCTGGCTGATGTTCGGTGCAGGTCAGCGCGTGCCACTGCCTGCGAGCTGGGTACCGTACGTGTTCGGGCGGGCGCTCGGTGTCGGGAGCCGGCAACTCGGGAGCGGCGGGTCATGAGACAATCGCGCGCATGAAGATCTCCGCGCTCATCGACTTGCCCCCGGACGTGGACGCGATGTCCGGCCTGGAGGCCGTCGCCGACACCGACCCGGTGGTCTGGTGCATGCTCAACCGGCGAGTGAAGGGCGAGCCGCTCGTGCTCGACAACCGGCGCAAGCTGTCGGAGGAGTCGCTCGGCGCCGTCCGCCAGACGCTCATACGGAGCGACTACGAGAAGGAGCTGCGGTCTCGCCTCCTCCACCACCGGCCGTTCCACCGCCAGCCGCTGCGCGACAAGCACCCTCACAAGGTCTACGAGAAGGGCCGGCAGGTCGGCGTCACCGAGCTCAGCGCGAGCGAGGTGCTCCACTTCCTAGCGACGAACCCGGGGACGAAATGGATCACAACTTTTCCTCGCGATAAGCAGCTGATCGACTTCTCCAACACGCGCGTCGCGGCGGCGTACGCCGAGACGCCGCGCATGGCCGCGCTCTCCGGCACGCCGAACCAGGTGTTCACGCGCCGGGTCGGCGACTCCTACTGGCTGTTCCGCAGCGCGTGGGAGAGCAACCTCGGCGAGGGCGTCGACGCCGACGGCGTCACGCTCGACGAGAAGGACCGGATGCGCGACAAGGTGGAGTTCGCGTTCAAGGAGTCGCTCAAGAGCTCCAAGCACGGGCTGTTCCGCGAGATCTCCACGCCGACCCTGCCGAACCAGGGCATCGACGTCCCGTTCCGGGCTTCCGACCAGCAGGTCTGGCTGGTGAAGTGCAAGACGTGCGGCCTCGACCAGGAGGTCAACCACACGGAGAGCATCGTCCAGGTCAAGGACTTCCCGCTCGGCACGCGCGAGCTGCCGCCGGAGAGCTACGCGTACCTCTGCCGGAAGCAGACGTGTCGCGGCGAGCTCGACCGCGTGTTCACCGGGCGGTGGGTCCCGAGGTTCCCCGACCGGCAGCTCATCCGCGGGTACCACATGTCCCAGCTGATCGCACCGTGGATCAGCGCGACGCAGGTGATGCAGGACAAGATCGACATGCGGTTCAAGGAGCTGTGGCTCTGCTACGTCGTCGGCGTCCCCGCCGCCGGCGAGCTCGAGATGCTCGGCGACGCCGACTTCATCCGGGCGTGCTCCGGCCACGCCCTGATGTCGGCGCGGACCAGGTCGTGGTCGATGGTCTCGGTCGGGATCGACTGGGGCAACCTGAACTGGGTCGTCGTCCTCGGGCGCAACGCGGTCAACCAGCGCCTGTACCTCATCGGCATCGGCGTGTTCGAGGACACGGACCGCGAGCTCGAGAGCGCCGAGATGGTCCTCAAGTACATCGCGCCGTTCAACCCGGAGATCACGATCGCGGACGCCGGCTACGGCAAGGACCGCAACTCGTACCTGCTCCGCAACCTGTGCCCGAACGGCGACGAGGGGCGCTTCTGGGCGCAGTGGTACAACTCGAGCGTCAAGCACGGCAAGACCTTCGTGCCGGAGTGGAGCGACGAGGGGCGCGCCCGCGTCACCGTGGACCGCACGCTCACGCTCAAGAACGTCTGCCGCGCGGTCCGCGAGCGCGAGTTCGGGCTGCCGGCGCTCGACATCCCGGAGGTCGAGCTCCTCAAGCGGCACCTGAAGTCGCTCGCGCCGTTCAAGGAGCTCGACGACGACACCAAGGAGATCGTCGAGACCGTCAAGTCGAGCGGCGACGACCACCTCGCCCACGCGCTCGGGAGCGCGCTCCTCGGCATGGAGAAGCTCTCCAAGTCGTCGAGGTTCAGCTACTCGTTCGAGTAAAGTCAATAACCAGGAGAATCAGATGATCGAACCTACAGAAGCGCTGGAAGCAGAGCTCCGAGCACTCTCGGAGAAGATGGACGCCTGCAAGACCAGGTTCCAGAAGATCCGCGTCGAGTTGCGCGATCGGCGCATGTTCAATGTCGAGCAGACGACCCCGGAGGAGCTGACCGCGGAGCAGCAGCGCGACCGCGAGCTCACCGCCCTCCGCACCAAAGTCAACGAGCTGAGCGACGCGCTGACCCGCAAGGTCATCACGATGGAGGCCGAGCAAGGAGCGCTGGCGGTGGAAGCCGCCATCTCCAGAGCGGAGGCGGAGAAGGCGCAGCAGCGCTTCATGCTAATCGGGCAGCAGAAGCGCGACGTCGACAACCGCGTCAAGAGCGCGTTCGACAAGATCATCGTGAGGGTGACAGCTCCCGACATTGCCGACGCGGAGCGGGACGCGCTGATCGAGATCGGACTGGACCTCAGGCCCGACTGGATGGCACCACCGAAGAAATAGCGACGGACGCGAGCGATATAACGACACCAAGCAGGAGACAGATACCAGATGAGCATCAAGCTGATGTCGACAGAACAGATCCGAGAGGACCTGTACACGATAGGGATCACGTGGCCGGAGGGTGTCCCCATGGAACAGGCGGACCACGTGAACGCCCTGCGCCGCGAGCTGAAGCGCCGCGGCGTGGACCTCGCTGAGGCACGTGCGGAGACGCGCGGGGAGGCGACCCGCCAAGCGCAACGGAGCGCCCCGGCCGGCGTCGACGTGCTGAGCCGTGATGCGCTGGAGAAAGAGCTCCGCGATCTCTCGACCTTGCTCAGTCGCGGCGAAGGTGACGAGGAGACCCAATCCAGGTTCGCGGACGTCCGTTACGAGCTCCGACGGCGAGCTCGCCAGACCGACACGTCGGACGCCGGCGTGCGCGCGGTGGAGAAGACAGCCGGTGTCGAGCGCGCCGCGACCACGCTGCCGCCGGTCCCGGTCCGGCAGCTGGAGCTCCCAGAAGACGCGGCGGAGACGCTCATCGACCGCATCCGCCGCAGGAAGCCAGATTCGCCGGAAGCACCCCTCGCCACGCTGCGCAACTTTACCCCGAGCAGCGACGAGATCGCGGCGCGCGAGGCTTCTCGCAAGGTCCAGGATGCTGTCGAGACGCGATGGTCCGCGCGAAGATCGCCGAAGTCGGTCGCCGGGTACACCGTCAGCTTCGTCCCCGTCAATGACGATGTCGGTCCGATCCTCGCGCCGGCGCGGATCATCCTCGAGCACGAGGTCAAGACCGACGCCGGCAGCACCGTGGTCGACGCCCAGCGCATGACCCGCGAGCAGGCTCGCGAGCTCGGTGCCTGGCTGCTCGGCGCGGTCGCGGCGTCCGGCGAGGACTGACCGCCGCATTCGAGTTGACGGCGTCAACTCGAATTGGTACGCTCGTCCCCACCATGGACGACAACAAGCCCGCATCGCGGTTCGCCATGATCGCGATGGAGATGGACGAAGAGCCCGAGCTGCCGCAGGTCCCGCACCTGGTGGTCGACGGCGACAAGGCGTCGTGCAGCGCGTGCAAGCTCAGCGGGCTGGAGCTGGTGTCCGACGACCGCGTCGTGTGCCGAGCGTGCCCGCCGCCGGGCCAGACGTATGCGGTCCCCGCTGGCACCAACCTGGCGACCCGCCGCTACTGGTGCAGAGAGTGCGGAGCCGAAGCGCTGATCACGCACACGATCAGCGAGATCGTCCTGCAATGCAAGGCATGCAGCACGCTCCGAGCGTTCAGCCTACAAGCCGCGGCGGTGAGCCCGAGCTCGTTCTACGGCATCGACCGCGGCGTCAGGTTGCGGGAACCTAAGATCTTCTTTGGTGATGACAAAGCTGTGCGGAGTAAATCGCGCAGGACATGGAACATGCCACCACCGTACCGAGGCGCCGATGACGATGGATTCAACCGCTACATCACTGACGTAACACCGTGGGTCAAAGCTGCAGAGCTCGACCTCAAGCTTGCCGACGCCGTAGATCGGATCGCGACGTTGAATCTTAATGGGTTCGTAAACACCTCGTTAGGTCAACCGTACCCTGCACCTCCGATCCTGCGAGAGCAGGCCGACGAGGTCGCGACCGCGTCCGAGTCAACCATCCTCGGCAGCTCGGTCAACGACGACGACCCGAGGTTCACCGAGTTATGCGACAAGATGAGGCGCCGGCTCAACCTCGCCGACTTCGACGAGTTCGCGCGCATCGCGAGCCTGCGCGGGACCTACCCTCGCCAATCCGGGCGCACGCAGAAGTGCCTGATCGAGGCGGTCGCCCGGTGCGTGATGGAGAGGAAGCGGAATCTGCTCGTCATCACTGCAGCTCGCTTATACAGCCAGAGCGTCTGCCGAGATGCTTCGGATATGATCCGTAAATTGCGTCTCAGTTCCTCCATTGGGGAAGTAGAATTCTCTCACCCGATACGCATAGTGCCAGGGAATTCTGATATTCTCACTTCTCCAATGAAGTGGTTGTCTAACGATGACATCGTCTACATCGACCACAGCTTCTACGATGATAGAAGGTGAAGTATGAATACCGTCAAGCCGAACACGTTCATGAACAACGTCACTCGCACCGACGTCCACCAGACGCGAGCCCCGGCCGACACGCCGCGAGCCCGCATGCACCGCCTCGCCGCGTGGGGAGCCCGCTGCGGTCACCGGCTCGGGGCGAAGAACTTCGCCGGCGTCTGCGAGGCGCTGACCACGGCGCTCGCCCTGCTCGAGGCGAGCGAAGCGAAGATCCTCGAGCTCGAGACCCACAACGACCAGCTACGCGCCTCGCTGGCCGCGTTAGGCCGAGGGCCACGAGGTAGATGATGAAGAAGAACGACGAGTCTGAGGCTGCGCTACTCACACCATCTCCGCCTGTCACGGGGAGGCGTGCCACCCTCCTCAACGCTGATCGGGCCTCATCACTTGCGGTCGGCGGCGAGCACCGGGGCGAGCTGCGCCTGCTTCTCGCGCTCGACGAGGTCGTCCAGGAACGACCCCTCGGCCAGCGCGCGCTCCGCGATGACCGCGAGCGCCTCGTCCGCGCGGCCGGGGTCGACCACCTCGACGTCCGGGTCGACGCCCAGGTTCCTCAGCGAGGTCGCGAGGAACGCCTTGAACGTGACGTCGACCTTGCCACGGTGCTGGTGTTGATGCTGGACCTGCCCGCTCACGCTGACGTCCACGCGCTGGCCCGCTAGGCCGTAGATCTCGTCCTCGCGCCGGCTGTTCTCGCGGAACTCCTGGAGCCAGTCCCGCGCGGCGAGGCGGACCCCGAGGTCGTCCTTGCCCTTCTCGGCCAGCTCGATCGCCTTGTCGATCATCTTGTTGGCGAGCCGGTCGGTCTTGTCGGTGAGCCGGACGGTCTGCATCGCCCGGCGCTGCCGCGACGCCCGGAAGCGCGCGGCGTTCTCGTCGACCAGGCGCTGCACGAACCGCTCGTCCTCCGTCCACCTCGCCACCGTGTGCCGGTCGCGGCCGAGCTCGGCCGCGACCGTGTGCTGCGGGACGCCCTGGAGCGTCATCGAGAACGCCTTCTCGCGCTCGGCCGTCCACCACGGGTCGGCCGGCGGCGCCTGGTCGCTGACCTCGACCGCCGGCGGGGTCGGCGCCGCGGCCGGCTCGGCGCCGGCGAGCTGCGCATCCATGGCGGCCTCGCCGGGCTTGGCCTTGCCCGCGGGCCTGTAGCCGGCGGGCGGCGCGACGTTGCGGTCCCCGACGTGCTTCGCCTTGCTCGGCCGCGTCGTCGCGCCCCGCGGAGCGGTGGTCCTGTCTCTCTTCGACGCGCTCATGCTGCCCTCGCAGGTCGCGCGCGGAACACGTCCCCGTCGGAGTCGATGCTCTTGAAGTTGTTGTCCGCCCACGCTCGGTAGAAGCTCCACAGCGAGGCGGCCAGGTCTCGGTTACGGTTCACGCTGCCCTCCGGGCGTCTTGGATCGCGGTGGCGATCTGGTCTCGGTACCGCTCGGGCAGCTGCAGCACCCGGCGGCGGAGCTCCTTGACCGCGTCGTCGTGGTCCATGAGCTGGCGCCAGCGGAGCTCGGTCGTCCGCGACACCCGGAGCTTCTCGGCGACGTACGTCGGTGGCATGCCGTTTGCCACGAGCCACTTCGCCTTGCGGAAGAGGTCCAGCTTGACGACGGCTCTGCGACGACGGATGCGCCTGCTCACGTGTCCAGCGTAACGGCGGGGGCGGGCGCACGCAACAAGGTCTCCGGCCGGCATCTTCCGGCTACTTCGAGCGCGCGGAGGGTGCGCCGGCGGCGCACCCCAGGGGTGCCGCCCGATCTCGACGATCCCGAGGTGCGATCGCCAGCGCCAGTAGGTATCTTCCCGACCCAATGACCGCGACAAACCACACGAACGACTTCTTCCGCATCGTCGACCTCAACCCCGGCACGGCGGCGCTCCAACCCGTACTCGACCCGCGCGACCCGCGCGGCCAGATGTGGTTCGGGTTCGTCGCCCAGGGCCAGCGCATCTCCCTCGAGTTCGGGACGAACCCGCCGCCTCCCGGCCTCCGCGTCCTGTACTCGTTCGACTACGAGTACAACACCGGCGTCGGCACCTCCCCGCCGCCGGCCGCCAAGCCGCACGGCGTGCTGCAGATGAGCGGGATGGCCGACCAGGACCAGACGTACGTCACGCACCACGAGCGCGAGTTCGTCGCGCTGTGGATCGACCCGACCGGCGCGCAGCCCGCCGCGGGGCAGACGGTCCAGGTCAGCGTCAAGGCGTGGCGGCAGGACTAGGTCAGCCGCGCCGGCGCGCCCGAGCCCACGGAGGGACGGGAGGCGCCTCCCGCTTGACGTAGCGCTGCTGCCCGCGCAGCCGGAAGTCGTCCTCGATCTGGGCAGCTCGCGTCTCCTCCCGGAGGTCCCGCGCGAGCAGTGACCGCTGGAAGATCTCCTGCGGGTCGTACGGCTCAGCCGGGACCAGCATCGCCAGCACGTTGCCGAGGCCGTGCTCCGTCGCGAGGGCGACCATCGCTCGGTGGTTGTCGGCGTCCATGATCACGCCTTCCGGGGTCTTCACGAATGACATCTAGTTGTTCTAGATGTACGCGCTCTAGTGTCCTGTTGCAATATTACGAGCGCGCCACCTCATATCAACGACGACGTTTGACGACGGTGCTCTGTCACTTGACTCCGCCAGCGACTCCTTGCTTCTTGAGGAAGGCTCGCTCCCGGTCGATCGCCTCGTCGCGGCCCTGCCTGCGCCAGTGGTCGTCGCCGCGCTTCTCGAGCCGCGCGCGCTCGCGCTCACAGAAGTCTCCGTTGCCCTTCACGATCGTCTTCATGTAACCGATGCCGTTCATCTCGCGCGGGGTCAACTCGGCACCACAAGCAGACCAACAAGGCACGCCAGCTTCCGTCAAGTTCGAGTAGATCTCCTCTTCGCAATACTGCGTGTCGTCGTCGCACGGACGACGCAGGTCGGTGTCGAAGTACACCAGCCGCGTACAGATCGATCCGCAGTTCGCGCAGTCGAAGTCGACGTATCTCAGCTGTCTCATCTTTTCCAGATCCTCTCGGCAAGCTACATGCTCTGCAGCTCGGCCATGATAGCGTGGAACCTGCTCGGCATCACCTCGTCAGGCTCCTGAGCCGGCGCCGGAGGGAGCGGAGACGGAGGTTCTGCCGGAGCTGGGTCGGCGCGCTGCGCCTGCTGGAGCGGGCCGTCGTACGGCCGGTCGAACCAGGCGCGGCCAGCAAAAGCCCGGCGCAGGTCGGTGTCGCGATCCGCCTGGATGGCTGCCGCCGTCGCGGGATCCACGTGACCCTTGATGAGGCGGTTGCGGACCTTGTGGGTGTTCGCGTCAGCGAGGTGACCGAGGTGCTCGGCGATCACCTCGAGCCGCCGCTTGCCGACGCCGAGCGCCTCGTTGTCGACCATCGCGCTGTGCGTCGACTTGCCGATGCGCACGTAGATCGCGACCCCTCGGGGTCCGTGCATCATGTTGACCTCGTCGACGTGCAGGATCTTAGCGATGCGCTCGAAGCTCATGTCTCTGCCTTGTGGTTCTTGAGCCCTTCCGGCACTGGCTCGAGGTCGAGGAACACGTCGAGCAGCATGACCACGACGTACGGGTACGGCACGTACTGAAGCGTGAACTCCGCCTGGTCGTCGTGCCGGCAAGCCCCCGAGCACATCATCACGAGCCACGGCTGCCGGTTGCGGCGGAACACGAGCAGCGGCACCTTGGCCAGGGAGCTCACCCGCGGCGGCCGATCGGGACTCGTCTTCGGGCAGCTGTCCACGCACTGCTTCCACCACTGCGTAATGCTCTTGTCATGGTCGCGGCGGACCCCGGTGACCAGGTCGTCGAGCACCCACCCCTCGCGGTGCTTGACCTCGACGTGGAACGGGAACGCCTTGTTCGGGCACACGAGATCGGCGGTGACGCCGAACTTCGCGGACGACCACCCTCCGCTCCCCGGCGTGCGGCGGACGACCTCCCCGCTCCACCGCGAGAACATCTCGGCGACGTCGAGCTCCGCTCGGTTGCCCTTCACGCGGCTGTTCTTCCGCCCGCGGTCGGCCTCGACCTTGGCGATCGACGTGACCGGCTCGCGCGCCGCCTTGCCGCGGCTGACACCCTTGCCGGCGCTCTCGCGCAGCCGCTCCCTCATCCCGCGGACCGCGTCGTCGTCACCCCTCATCGCCGACGCGCCTCCACGATGAAGCCGGCTGGTTCGGGTCGACCACGTGGCCACCGCGCAGCGACGCTCGCAGGTGGTCCGGAGCGATCTCCGCGCTGAGGAACTTGTACAGGTCGTCCGGGTACTCGTACACGACGGAGGCGACGATCCCGGAGACCCGAGCCACGCGGAGCTTGATCTCGTGCGCCTGGATCATGAGCTCGACGCGCGCCTCCTGCGAGCCGCCGAACGCCGATAGCGGCGTGCCGCCGATCTCGGTCGCCAGCCACCGCCGGTGCTCGTCGAGCTGGGTCTGCGCTCTCCTGACCAGGTCGTCCGCGTCGCTCGTCATGTCGCCCTCTCGGTTCAAGCAGGTCTCTTCAGGTCGTCCGGATCGTCTGGAGTGACGCCTGTCTTCTTGGCGAAGAACTTACCAGACAACCAAATCGAGAACAACACAACTACGACAGGAGCAAGCATCAATATCACGGTAGACAACCAGCTCAACGGGTTGTTAGCCCAAGACAACGAGATCTGGATCGACCCGCGCGGCGCCGCCCTCGCCAGCGCGAGCGCCCGGCGCCGCTTCCTCTCGGTGGCGAGCTTCCTCAGCCGGACCGCCCCGACCTCGTCCGTCACAGGGCGTCTCCGACGCAGGTCCACCCCGCTCGCCGGCGCCGGGCGAACAGCTCGAGGTACGGGCCGCGCGACATCTTCTCCACGATCTTCGAGTAGAACGCCTCGGGCTTGGCGCTGTGGATCGCCCGCCCGTTGGGCGAGCTCGGCGCGGCGGCGTCGAACACGGACCGGATGTTTCGCACGAGCGGCTTCACCTTGCCGCGCGTGGCGACGACGCACGCCTCGTGCTCCATGCGCACGTGCCACCCCATCCCGAAGTGACGGGCGCCGTTCTTGGTCTTCTTCCGCCAGATGATCTCGGTCTTCGGCTCGAAGTCCCACGCGCGCGCGACCGCGTACGCGCGCTCGACCAGCGTGATGATGCTGCGACCGCCGCCGGCGCTCACCCGCCAGAGGAACAGGTAGGCGTCGTCCGCGACCTGGTCGAGGAGGTCGCCGCCGACGAACTGCCGCGCCGCGATGGCGTCGTCGAGCAGGTCGTAGTGCTTGGCGGCGCCCCGGCCGGCGCCCGGGAGCTTGTCGTCGAACGGCCACGGCGGGTCGGCGGTGACCGCGCGGAACAGCGGCCGACCGCGGCCGGCGGCCAGGGCGCGCGCGGTTCCGCTGGCCCGGACAGGGAAGCCCTCTCCAGGACGGAAGATCACGCGTCCCCCGCCGTCTTGGCCCAGTCCAACGTCCTGACCCACTCCGTCTTCGCCATCTCGGCCGCGCTGAACGTGAAGACGACCTCCTCGTCGGTCGGCAGCGTGACGTGCACGACCGACGCGTTGCCGGCGCCGACCTCAGCGTAGACCGGGCAGATGCCGTAGCTGTCACCTCCGAACGGGCTCGCGGTAGCCCTGAACCAGCTGTACCGGACCTTCCGGTCGAACGCAGACGCCACGAGAGCGGACGCGCCGCAGAAGGAGAGCGCCCGCGCGATCGCCGGACCGTTGGACTCCCAGAAGAAGGACGGCGGCTCGTTCTTCGGGTACCTCGCTGATCTCCACGCGTTGTACTGGACCAGCAAGTTCTCGGTGATCTGTACAGGTCCGTCTTTCTCCTGCCAGATCACGACCGCGCGGTCGTGGAAGACGTCGAACTTTGGGCTGTATACGTTGATGATACTCATGCGCTCCTCGGTGGCGTGATCTGGTGCGTCTCGATAGTCGCTCCGTCGAGCACTGCGATGCACGACTTACAGCTGATCTTGCTGCGGTCGTGCTTCCAAACGACCGCTTCGCTCGTCTTCTCCTCCTTGACCGGGAACGACGTCGGGTCCCAGGTGACGTAGTCGCTCGGGAGAACCTGGCACAGGAGACCCCACCGAGCTCCTCTCGCAGCTACGAGGACGTGCCGGACGTGCCCGATTCCCCATTCCATCTCACCGTTGCCAATTATCTTCATCTGCTGCCCTTCAGCTTACGGCGAATCCTCTCACACGTCCTTCTGTCTTTGCACAACAGCTCACTCGATTTGTGGTGTTGGATAGAGTTCCAGTGCAGCTGGTCTGGTTGCATGACGCGGCGGCACCTCACGCACCTGCTCCCGTATGGGTAGTACGGCACGCTGTGGGCGCGCCGCAGGCGCCGGCGCTCCCGGCGGTCACGTATCGGGTGCCTCGGCGGAGTCACGACCAGCCCTCGCGCTCCCACGGCGGCGTCCACCGCTGCTCCATCGCCGACTGGATCGACCGCCATAGCGCCTTCGGGCGGCGCGGCGCGGCGGCGCGGAGCACCTCGACCAGCCGGTGCAGCCGCGTCTCCATGAACACCGCGGCCTCCCTCCACCCGCGCCCTCGGAACCTCACCTCGACGCCGCACCGGCGGACGTCGAAGTCGGCGTTCGCCCACGTGTACTGGACGACGCGGACGCGGACGGACGACAGCACCGATCGCCGGTCGTCGTCGACCACGAACCCGCCGTTCGCGTACAGCGCGTGAAGGTCGACCTTGCCGGACAGCGGCGGGAGCATCCGACCCTTCAGGATCGCCGGCAGCTTCTCCAACTTCGGCGGCCGACCGAGCTTCGGCTTGCACCACCAGCACCTCCTGCACTGCAGCCAGTGCTCGCCGACCTCGGCCCACTCCCCGTGGTGACCGCAGGTCTCGCGGAACGACCACGGCCCGGTGATCGGGTAGCCGCCGCCGTTCTCCTTCTCGAGCCGGGTGTCCTGCCACAGCAGGCGAGGTCGCGACTTAGCGGAGTGGTCGGCGCGCATGCGCCGGATCAGGTCGTCACGGAGCGGCTTGATCGTCGCCATCGCGGTTTGTCGAACACTATCTCGCACCTGATGACGTTGTCAACAATAAATGCGGTGTCAGGCGTCGACCGCCGAGAAGTCCCCGCGCTTCACCATCCTCCACGAGCTCGGGAACCACGACTTGAGGTCGTCGTTGTGGCTGATGACGAGCACGCTCTCCTTGTCTAGGGTGGACAGCACGTCGATCGCCCGCTCGTGGGACGCGGGGCTCAGGTGGTCGAACACCTCGTCGTAGACGGCGAGGTTGAATGACGCCGACGACCGGGATGCGACGAGCCGCTGGAGCGCGAGGCCGACGCACAGGTCGACCTTGGCCCGCTCTCCGGCGCTGTTCCCTGCGTAGGTCCCGGCGCCGTGCCGGTTGTCGACGCGGACCTCGAACCTATCCACGACCTTCCCCGACTTCTGCTCGGACGTCGCGCTGAACTCGACCGCGATCGCCCCGCCCGTGAGCGCCCGCGAGACGCGGGCGGCCTCCTGGTTGAGCAGCGGCAGTGAGCTGTCGACCAGGAGGGAGCGCAGCCCGGAGTTCCCGAACGCCTTGACCCAGAACTGGGCGTGCCCGAGCTGGGTCTCGAGGTCTGCGATCCCTCGGGCGATGGTCTCGGCCTCCTTGGCGTGCTTGGCGTGCTTGGTCCGCGCCTTGGCTGCGAGGGCGGCGTACGGGTTGACCTCCGCCCGCAGCTCGGTGAGGCGAGCCTCGTGGTCCTTCGCGCGCTGGCGCCACGCCGCGGCGTCGGCCGTCGCCTCGATCTCCTGAGAATACGTCTCCTGGGCCGCCTTCAGGACGCCGCGCGCCTCGTCGAGCTTCGTCCTCGCGTGCTTGGTCGCCGCCGCGGCGCCGCCGAGGACGGCTTCAGCGGTGGTCACCTTCTCCTCCGCTTCGGCGCGCCGCGCCTCGAGCTCCGCCGCGATCTTCGCGCGCTTCTTGGCGTCGATCTTCTGCCCGCAAGCCGGGCACACCTCCTTCAGGGCGCCGCGCTTCAGGTCGTCCTCGACCTCCGCCAGCCGGCGCGCCGCGCTTCCGTGCTCGACCTTCGCCGCCGTCTCCGACTCTGCCGCCTTGGCGAGCTTCCTGTCGCACGCCGTGACCGCCGCTTGCGCGGCGGCGAGGCTCTCCTTGAGCGCGTCGGCGTCGCGGAACCTCCTCGCCTTGTTCAGGTGCGCCTTCACCTTGCGGAGCTTCCCCTCCTCCGCCTCGACCTTCGCGGCCTGCGCTCGGGCGAAGTCGCCGTCCTTGGTGGTGAGGGACCTGGCATCGACGTCGGCCTCGTCGCGCGACGCCTCCGCGCGCGCCAGGTCGCGCCGCAGGACGTCCAAGCCAGCCTGGACCGAGGACACCCGCTTCCGCGCCGCCGCGCACCCGAGCGCGAAGCGCTCGACGCCGAGCACCTCGTCGAGGATCTTCTTCTGCTCGGCGTCGGTGAGGCTGCTGAAGCGGTAGGCGCGGTCCTGCCCGAAGACGACGCTCGACAGGAAGGTCTTGAACGAGCACCCGAGCGTCCGCTCGATCAGCAGCTGCGTGTCCTTCTCGCCGGCGCCCGACGCGTCCGCGCCGTCGCACGACAGCCACAGCGAGTTCTTGTGCTCCGGGTGCCGGCGGGCGCGCCCGACGCGGTACACGCTCCCGGGACCGGGGCCGTCGTCGAGGTCGACCGTCACCACGCAGCCGTCGCCGACCTTGCGGTGGATGACCTCGTCGTGCTCGTACCCGCGCAGCGTCTTCCCGAACAGGCACCACACGAGCGCGTCCACCATCGCGCTCTTGCCCGCGCCGTTCTCGCCCTCGACGAGGACGAACCCGGCCCCCTCGAAGTCGAAGTCCGCCTCGCCGAAGGAGAGGAAGTTCTCGACGCGCATGCGGAGGATCCGCTTGCTCACAGCTTCTCCAGCGCGCGGCCGACGATCGCGTCGACTTCGTCCGGCGTCGCGGCGCGCGGCTCGGCGCTCACCCACCCATCAGCTTCCTTGAAGAACACGCGCGCGTGCTCCATGTCCTGCAGGAACTCGCGGCGGACCAGGGTGACCGTCCCGTCCTCGTACGTCGTACAGTGGACCTCGTCCGAGCGCTGCCGGTACATCTTACCCGCCGCAACGACCGACGACTCGGGTGACGCCAACCACACGCGGCGCCCGCGCGCCTTCATCTCCACCGGGTCATTACGTCCACCCGGACCGCAGACGATCGTCGCCTCCACGTACGTCTGGCGGATCGCCGCCAGCGGCAGCGTGAACGTCTCGACGTACGTGCACGGGTGCACCTTGTACACCGTGTTGGTGAGGCTACCGGACACGACGGCGGACTCAAAGTGCCACGGGTGGTCGTGGATCGTCGTCACGCCCGGGACCGCGAACCTCGAGTCCCAGACGTGCAGGCGGAGCTCGCGACCGAAGAGGTACGCGCGCAGCATCCCGAACCCCTGCAGCGTCCACTCGTACCTCTTCCAGTTCCGGAGGACGTCGACGACGAACGGGCGGACGAACGAGGTGATCGAACGGAACGGGTAGATCACAGCACGCCCCTCTTCCCCGGGAACGCGCGCTCGAGGTCGCGCTTGTACGCCGCGCGCTTGTCCGGCGCGACGTACTCCTCGGTCATCCGGTAGAACGTCTCCGTGCTCAGCCACGGGAGGCTGAAGACGCCGTCCTCCTGCGGCTCGGCGGCGTCCGTCGCGTGCCTGCACAGGATCTCTCGGAGCTTGCTCACGTCCAGATTCATGTCACTTGACCTCTACCTGGTATACCCGCTTGTCCCACCCCGCGAACTGCCGTCGCAGGTTGGTGCAGGCGGGCTTGGAGTTCGTCGCCAAGATCAGCGCCGCGTCGCCGCTCTTGGATAGGAGGATGTTCATGAGCATCTCGGCCGCGGTCGCGCTGTGGACCATGTCGGGGCGGTGGAACACGACCGCGAGCTTGCCGGTGACCCGCTTGGCCGCCAAACGCGCCGCCTTCTCCGCGCCGACCGGAAGGCACCCAGTGACGACGCGCGCGGGCCGAAACCCGACCAGCTCCACGATCGAAGACCACTGCTCGGTGAGCGCGTCGGCCATCTGCTCCGGGTCGAGCGCGCGGGACCCGGACACCACCAGCCGGCACGGCTCGCGACCCATGGCTTCCAGGTCGGCGAGGATCTCCTTCGCGTCCCGGTTGCGAGAGTCCATCTGGTTCGGCTTCTTCACACCTCTGGTCCCGCAGGATCCAACGACGACGGCGTCTGCGGGTCCTGGACGACCTCGGCGGCCACGTCGGCGGCCTCGGCTACGACCTTCTTCACCCCGGCGTCGACGGCGTCGACGAGCGTCTCGACCGCGAGCGCGGCCTCGGGGCGCGCGGGGTCGTGGGCGGCCCAGACCGACGTCTTGCCGTCGCCGATAACGATGACCACGCACGCGTCCACGCCGAGGTCCATGCAGAGGCACGCCGGCAGCATCTTCCTCCCCGCGAGCTGGCGGTGGTACTCGGCCACGAGGGGCTTCATCGTCGCGACGTAGTCCGGAGGGCTCATGTCCGGGACGTCCTCGACCGCCGTCCGCTCCGCCCTCTGCGCGAGCTGCCCGACCAGTTCGCGCAGCTCGTTGAGCGCGCCGAGAGCCAGGTTGCCCATCGCCGCCTTGCGGACGGCCTCCATCTCCCGGTTGACCGCCTCGACCAGCAGCCTCGTGCTCTTGTAGTTCGTTGTCGCCATCGTATCCTCCAAAAATCCTGATGTTGATCGGCTTGCCTGTCGGTCCGTTGGTTACTGATCTGGTTCGCGTTACGGTTGTACGATCGTCCAGCTCTTGCGCATTTTCCCGCCGATCGGAAGGCTCCGTCAGTACACCGTGGGAGCTTTCTGCGCTGTCCTCACACCAGGGAAAATCACAACCTGCAGATGCGACGCAGGCGCTCAGCCACTTTGATCAGCACACGACGATCATCGATCGTCGTCCCTCACCCCGCAGCCTCCTCCAGGAGGTCCAGCCCGACCCTGAGGAGGTCGCCGAGCTCCGACGGGTCGACCCCGACGTGCTCCATGTACGCCTCCAGCAGCTGGCGGTCGCCAGCGGTCGGGTCGACCTCCAGGCGGGACGACTTCGGGAGCTTGTCGGGGCGCAGCGGGCAGGCTCGGACGCCCTCCGCGCCTAGCTTGCGGAGCGTCGCGTCGACGTCGTCCCAGGGCACCGGCAGCTCCTCGAACACGACGTCCACGAAGTTGCCGCGGACGTGACCCTCGACGTCGAAGTCGGGGTCCGCGATCTCCACGCCGGTCAGCTTCACGAATCTCGGCAAGTCCAGGTCGACGCGCTCGATCTCGGCCTCCGCGGTGTCGAGCACGAGGAAGCCCTTCGGCGACGTCTCACCGCGCACGAACTCCATCGGCGACCCGACGTACCACGCGTTCCCGCGCGTACCGATCTCCTGGTGGGCGTGGTAGTGGCCGGAGAACATCACGTCGAACGACTTCGCGTACTCGTCCGGGTCGGCGTCCTCCTTGATCTGGTACTCGAGTGACGTCCCGACCCGCGCGCCGCGGAACCCATGGTGGAACAGACCGATGTTGAACGTCGACGAGTGGTCCGTCCCGTCTGGTCGGGCCGTGATCGCAGCGTCGGCCCTCCGCCTGAGCTCGTCGGCCCCTGGACAGTAGGCGACCGCCGTGACCACGACATCTGGCCCGCCGCCATCTTCATCTGCCATGAGCCAGATGTCGTGGACA